TTGCACAAGTCGGTTAACGTCTTGTGCGCTAAACTTCTTATCCCCTGGTGCCATAGTGGCTACACCTACCGGATTTTACGCTTCCGTAAGCTATGTCAGATTGATGACTGTTAAAGGAAATGGAGTGAATCCTCGGCCTTCTCCTTTTTGATCTCGCCGAGCTCCCAGAGGAGATCCTCCTCGGAGGCGTCGGGGTCGAGTCTCGCCAAAGCGCTATACGTCGAGGTGAGCCCCGTCGTCTTCCGAGCCCCCTCGACTTGAGCCGCCTCGACGGGATCGGCCGGAAGGCCGCTCCGCCATTCGACCGTGAGGTTTTCGAGGAGCTCGGCCCCCGGCCACCTGGAGGCGACCTCCAGCTCGGCGACGAGGCGGAGGGCCTGGAGGATCGGCCGGCGCGCCCTTATCCTCAGCCTCGCAACTTTCGCCAGCGTCGGGATAGCAAGCCGCTTCAAAGCAGAGCCCGACTCGGCGAGGCCGTTCTTCGTATCCCCCAGGAGGGCTGGCGAGATCTCGCCGATCGCCATAAGCTCGGACTTGATCTCCTCGATTTGGCTGAAATTCGAGGAGAGGCTCGCATCCCACGTCAGATAGACGGGGATCGGCTCGCCCTCCCTCACCGGCAGGTAAACGCCCCCACCGATCGCGATCGAGGCGGCCGGGTTCGGGACGCGCCGGCCATCGACCCAAATCTCGTTCGGGACGGCCTCGCCCGTATCGGGATCTATCCCGACGATCGACTCCGGGCCCGCCATGTTCGGATCCGAGAACTTTTCGAGCGTCGAGCTTACGTGCGAGAGCCGGAGCTCGAGTTCTCGGACCATCGACTCGATCCCCCGGAAGTCGTCGAGCCCGAACACCCCATCCGAGCGGAGGAGGCCGGCGAGCGGGACGATCAGGAAGTCGGAGACGCCCGTCGCCTCCTCGGCCGCCATCCCCCCGTACCTTTCGAGGGCCGCGATGGGGAGCTCCGAGACGATCTTTGCGCCCGTATCGAGGCGGAAGAGCCGATGCTGGATAAGCCCGGGCTTGTGGATCTCAGCCCTCAGATAGCGCCGCTCAATATGGTCCTCGAATTGAGAGAAGTCGTAGGCGATGACGTGAGCCTCGACGGCCCGGGCGTCGTCGGGACTCACGACCGGGAACCAGTACCGGGGATCTATCCTTTCGACGATACCGCCCCGCCCGGGATCAAACCGGACCTTCAGGACGGCGTTCCCGTACCTCGAAATGTCGATGAATAGATCGTAGATCAGGAGGTCGAAGTCGGCCGCCTCGGCGATCCGGTCTATCGTGGCCTGGTTGTCGGCGAAGAGCCGGAGCGGGCTCGCCAGGTCGGCGATTAGGGTCGCCGACCTCTTAAACCAGTTTGTAACGATGTGAGCCCACTTACCCGTAAGGCCCGGGAACGCCGCCCCGTGCTCGTCCTCAAAAAGTAGCGTGCATCGGTCGTATCGGTCGAGCCTCGCCCGCTCGTCTTGAGGAGGCCAAGGCCGGCCGCTCTCTAGGAAACTTAAATCAGTTAAGACGATGACAACCCCCCCGGGTTGTACCTGAAGATGTAGTTTGCGGCATATCGCAAGGCGTCGAGCAAGTCGTCGCCCTCCTTGACGGGCTTGTCATCGCCCCGTTCGGTGGCCTTGGGGTCCCATCGGTAAGCCTCGATCTCCTCGATAAGCCGGGGACACGCCGGCCCCACGATCTTCAAGGCCCCCGTCGAGAGGGCCGAGGAGACCCGGCCTATCCCGTCCAGGACCGAGTTATCGGCGCCCCGGACCCTCTGGACGCCGTCGGCCCGAAGCTGGAGGATGAACGACTTCGCCGAGGGATCGGCGAGGATCGCCACCGGGAACTTCCCCCCCAGGAAGCCCCGGAGGTCCTTCGAGAGCCTGGCGTTCGTCCGATCGCTCTCTCGATACTCGCCGAAGACGTACCAGCAGCCACCCCACCGGCCGAGCTTCAAGAAAGCCGTCGGATGGGTCGCCCCGTAGTCGATACCGACGGCCATCGACTTCATCGGCCCGTCGGGGATCGAGGGGACGACATGCAGAGCCTGATCAAAATGGGGGTAGACCGCCCCCTCGGCCGCCACCCATTCGCCGAGGATGTACCGCCGATAGAAGAGGGACGTCGGAGGGCCGAACTGCCTTTTCAGCTCGGCAACGTAAGCCGGATCGAGCCAGGGGTTGTCCTCAAGCCTGAAATGCCAGCTTTTGAGGTCGAGCTCGCCCTCCCTGTCGAGCCACTTCTTTTTGAGGTAGTGGCCCGGCCCCCCGGGGTTCGTCGTCAGGAATAGCTGAGCCCCCTCCTCGGAGAGGCGCGTCATCAGCATATTGAAGAAGCTCTCAGGATGGAGGCTCCCCTCGTCGACGTAGGCGCCGCCGAGGGTCTCGCCCTCGATCTTTGCGTATGCCGACTCGTCGTTTGCCCCCTCGCACCAGACTTCTCGGCCGTAGATGTAGAGGCGCTTGAGGGACCTCTTGAAATCGAAGTTCTGGGGGCCGACGAGCTTCGCGATGGGGTCGAGGACGTTCCGCTCCAAGGCCCCCAGGGTTCGGCCCGTCATGAGGAGGTTGACCTCCTCCGGAGCCTCCAGGACGGCCCGCAACCACCGGACGTTAGCCCCGACGGTCTTCGACGACCTCACCGCGCCGTGGGCTATGTTGGCCCGTGCGTCGCTGTGAAGGCAGAAGTCCCTTTGTTTGCCCGTCGGGACCTGGAAGGCCGCCATCTATCCCCCCGCCGCCTCCTCGGCCTCATCCGCCCCGAATATCCGGAGCCTCAGCTCGGCGAGCCCTGCCTCGGCTTCGGCGTTCAGGGCCCGGCCCCGTTCCAGGAGGGGGAGGAGGTCGGCCTCAGCGTCCCCCACCTACACCACCTCCAGGACGGGGAGGTGACCCGGGCCGACGTCGTCGGAGACGAGGCCGGCCTCGACGAGGGCCTGATAAGCCTCCTCCTCCTCCTTCAACTGGCGGATCTCGGCGACGACCTCGCCGAACCTTTCGAGGAGGCCGTCGGCGAACCGCTCAAGCTCGGCAATCGTTATCTGACGGTCCATGCTCTCGTCCATCGGCCCGGCCCCCTCGTCCCCCTACTCCTCGACCTCGTCGCCCTCGTCGTCGTCCTCGGCCTCGTCGTCGCCCTCGCCGATCAGCTCAGAGACCGCCTCAAGATGGGCCTCTTCAAGCTCTTGGAGAGCCTCGATCGCCTCAAGGTGAGCCTCGACGATCTCCTCGACGTCGCCCCCGGCCTCGGCCTCCTCGACGATCTCCTCGGCCTCCTCAAGCTCAATTATCAGATCCTCGACTACTTCAACCATTTTTTTCATCCTCCTGCATCTTCCTGAATAGTTCGGCGATCTCGCCGCCTCTCGTCGTCGGATCGGTCGAGTCTTCAAGCCGCCGCTTATCGATCAGGATCGCCACGGCGAGAGCCCACTCTCTCATATCTTTTGGAGGCGGGACGTTCGGCAAAGCACGCGCCAGGGCCTCCAGCCCGGCCGAGACGAGATCTATCCGAGCCTCGGCGGCGTATCGGCTCCGAGCCTCGGCCGCCCTTTTCGGGCTGGAATATTCCAGGCCGTTCCGCTTAGCGATCCGGGATATCGTCCCCGCCCCCCGGCCGAAGTCCCTCGCCGTCTGGTTCTGGGATCGCCCCGCCGCCAGAGCCGCCAGGATCGCCCGCTCTTCATCCTCGCCGACAGGACCGGCCTTAGCTCTCGCCGCCGCCATCTCTCCGACCGTCCCTCCACCAGAAGGGGAGCGTCCCCCGCCGAACTTCGCGCGTCCAGCCCTCGTCACTCAGGATCGCCCTCGCCTCCTCCGGCGAGACGCCGAACCGCTCGGCGAGCTTCGCAAGCTGGAAGTGGTCGCCGATCGAGGCTCGCCACTTCTTGCGGTTCCTGATAGCGGTTCGGAATCCTTCGGGGTCGGGCTTCGGCCGTCTCATCGCGTCATTCGCTCCAAATCTGGAAAGTTATGATCGGTTATAGTGTCCCCCACTAACTATTATACTCTATGACTACAGCTATATAAAGGTAACTACAAAAAGGATATTTCTTCAAGTATCGCGGCCGATTTGTACCTGATATGGCCCATAACACCTTTTTTCATAATCGTATCGAGTGTAACGGCGAGCCCGTTACACCCCCCCAGGAGTGAGGGGCCCGTGAGAAAAGAGAGCTTACTTCTTTAGATTTCTTTATAGATACTTATATATACTTATTACTTACTTACCTATTACACGGGGCCTTTTACTACTACTACTACTACTACTACGGCCTTTTCCGTAGTAGTAGTCAACTTTTCTTGATTTAATTCGTGATTCGCTCAAGTTTACTTGATTTACTGAGAAATTACGTTTTCCTCCCGGTCCGATCGGAGGGGGTGTAACGGGCTCGCCGTTACACTCGATACGATTATGAAAAAAGGTGTTATGGGCTTACCTTGGTCTTACAGGCTTGCCCGCCAGATGGACGAAAAGCTTCCGGCCCGCCGGCCTTTCGGGAACTTCGAATAGCGGATCTTGCCTCAAATGGGCAACAAGCCGCGTCCTCTGCTGTCGGCTGAGCTTCCCGTCGCCGAAGGCGAAGCTCGCCAGCTCGATTGGCCGGTTCCCGTTTCGAGTCAGCTCGTAAAGGAGCTCGGCTTTCCTATCCTTTGTCGCCCGGCCCGGAGCCTCCCTCCTATCCATCAGGGTGAGAAGCCCCTCGCGCATCCCGTCCACCCGCTCGCGAAGCTCCCGGAGCTCCTCCTCGCGGAGCCTATCTCGCGCCCAAAGCTTCGCGATCTCTTCGCGATGCGTCGCGACCTCCTCCTCGCGGAGCCTATCCCGCTCGCGAAGCTCCTCGACCTCCGCCTCAAGCTGATCGATTTTCTCCAGGAGAGCGGCCGGATCAAAAGTAATCGCTTTCGGCCCTTCGGGACACTCCGAAAGGTTTAAATCCTTGTCAGACTTCTTTAACATGCTTAAACGCTCCATAATCCG